AAAAAAAAAAAGCAATTTTGTTTTTAATGATAAATTTTTAAATATAACTATTCACCAATTTACACGTCTGCTCCAATAATTTGCTGAATTCTTATCATTCTTCGTAAGTTTCCCTGCCTTATTCCTAATACCTCCACTCCGTGCCAAGTATGATTTCTTTTGGGCTGCTGACGCTCCCCTCTTAAAATCCGTCATTGTGCTGTCTCCGAAGTGTATTAAACGCTTACCTCCATTTGCTCCTTTTACATAAACCATACCCTTCTTACCTTTCTTCGTGCTTTTCACAGGTTTGTATAACGGCTTCTTAGTTTTAAAATCACTCATTTTATATATTACTATTATATAATAATGGTTGAACCTCTCAGAATTCCAGATAATCCCAACGAAGGTATGTTGTTAGATTTGAGTAATCAAATGAAAGACATTGTAGAAGAAAAAGATTCAGTAATTAAAACTATTAGTGAAAAATATATGGACTCAAAGAAACTAATAACTAAAATATACGGACAAATCAGAATCGTTCAAGAACAATTAGACGACAGAGGAACACCAGCAGGAACAGACGATTATATAATAGATTGGTTAATAGCAGAAATCCGTGGAAATATCAGTGATTATTTATATATGAAAGAAGAAAAAGTGCTCGGTATATATGGATATTAGTTATATTCAGAATTTTATATGAATAAAAATAAAACCTTAAATATCTCACAAAACTGAATTTTTTTTTTTATTTAAAATTAAAACACAATATAAAACATAATGACTAAAATAATAGATTTCGCAAATAAACACTCTATCAGTTGGAGACCGATTAAACTGGAAATAACTAATGTGAATGGAAAGGTGAAAAAAATTCCTCTTCCTATTCAGGGTTCTATTCCAAATAACAAGGATTTTTATGACGAGGACTGGGTCAAGAAGGAAATGCCTAAACTACAGAAGTGGTTTCAGAAGTTAGACGCTTCGGTTCAGTCTCAGTATCATATTGCCTTAGACACTCAGACAATTTATCATTTAGACATAGACCATATGCCTAATGTTAATTATAGTGCTGAGAGCAAAATGTTAGTTAGTAAATTTATTTCTCGGTGTGCGTATTATAAATCAACTACAAAGGAATTAGGCAAACACTTATTTTTTAGATTAGACGAGAAACTACATAAAAAAAATACCAAGTTAAAATCTAAGATTGGTTGTGAATTATACAAAGACTTAGAAATTTTATCTGGTGTTTGGGGTTGGTGTCCGTCTGACGCTGAGGTTATTAATGAAGATATGGGACTTAGTCTATTTAATATAGAGGATTTGCCGATTATGAATATGAAACCAATGATTAGAAAGAACAAGAAGAATAGTCAATCAGTGGTTGCTAAAAATGTAGATTTAGAAATGGATAAAACGACACAGATATTTAAATATATGGATTTAATTAGTATCCAATATTTAGACGATTATTCTGATTGGTTAAGAATTCTATATTCACTGAAAACTTCTAATGAATATATGCTAGCAAAATATGTTTCTATGAAGAGTTCTAAATATAATGAATATGAATTTAATAGAAAATGGGAAGAATTATCGCCAAACAATATTACTATAGCAACTGCTTATTATTATGCGAAGATTTCTAATGGTGAAAAATATAGAGAAATTCAGTTGGACGGACTGAAAAACTATGAATATGATTTCTTAGATTCGGACGACACACAAGCAAAACTATTCTTAGATAATAATGAAAATAACATAGTCTATTTAAACAGCAATATTTATATCTATATTGGTAATGAAGAAGGGACTAAGGGTCGGTGGTTTCACGACGAGAAACTGGAACGAACAAAAAAAATTATGTCTGATTATTTATCAGGTATTTTTGTGGATTACGGCAAGTTATTATCCAAGTTAAAAAAAGATATGGGTGATTTAGAAGACGCTGACGAAGACGAAAAAATGGAGTTGGAAGCGAAGATTAAAAACAATTATAAACTGACTAAAATGCTGAAGAACTGCTGTAAAATTAATAGCATAACTGAAAGAATGAAACAACTTCTATCGGTTATGGATTTTAGTGATATAGAGTTTGATACAAACGGATATTTAGTGCCATTCCTAAATACCTGCTATGATTTAAAAACTCATAATTGGGTTGGAACTCGGCGTGAAAATTATGTATTAGAAACTGCTGGTTATAATTGGATAACTCCAACAGACGCTCAGACAGAAACAATAGAAAATCTATTTGAAGAAATTTTCCCAGACGATAATGTTAGACAAGAATATATCCATTTCTTAGCGACCTCATTATATGGGGTTGCTGTTGAGAAATTCATTATAGCGAATGGTGGAGGAGGCAATGGGAAGGGTGTGATTAATGAATTAGTCCAAGAAGCATTAGGAACATTCGCCTATGTTGGGAATAACGCTGTGCTTCTACAACCAATCAAGGACGGAGGAAATCCAGCAATCGCAAATATGGATAAAAAAAGGTTCATTAATTTTAGAGAACCAGACGAGAAAAAATCATTTAATTTAAACACTATCAAAGAATTGACTGGAGGCAAGGGTATTACAGCAAGAAAATTATATTCTAATGAAGACAAAGTTAATTTGGTCGCAACTTGGTTTGTTGAATGTAATAAAAAACCGACTATGACTGGAGACTTGGGTGCTTCTATTCAGAGAAGATTAAGAGATATTCCATTTGAAGCAACTTACACTAATGACCCTATGTTATTATCGCAGAAGGAAGAATTAAACTATATTTATCCAGCAAATGCTTATTATAAAACAATAGGATTTCAGCGTGAATATAAATATGCTATGTTTGTGGTTTTAGTTAAATATTGTAAATTATGGGAAGCAAATAATGAAGGCAAAAATGTCTGTGAAAAACTCTATGAATGTGATATTGTCGGTGATAGGACTAAAAAATATATCCAAGATAATGATAATGTCTATAATGTGTTAAAACAGCATTATGTCTTAGATATGGATAATTCCAAGGCATTTATGAAAATCAGAGAATTCTGGTATTATTTTAAGGATAGTGAATTTTATAAAACTCTATCAAAATACGAGCAAAATAAACAATATGCGGAGCGAAATGTATTAGAGCATATTAAAACAAGTTCCAGCACACGAGCATATTATAAATCTCGCTGGGCGACCAAAGACGAATTAGGACAAATTCATAATTATAAAAATGTGTTAAAATTCTGGAGACCAAAAACACAAGAAGAAATATTTAAGGAGCAAGAAGAAGACGGCGATTTAGAGGAAATGGATTTTATTAGTGAATAAACTATTTAAGAATTAGACAAATTAAATATATAATGGTTAGAACAAAAAATAAATCATATTATCATTTTTTTGTTGAGAAGCAAGTTAATTCAGACCACACAATCAGTAAATATTTTAAAACTTCCCAAGAAATAACTGAATGGTTTGGAATTCCAAAATCCTCATTATATAATATTATCGCACAAGGCGAAGATTATACAGGTAAGTATAAAGGTATTAGAGTTGAACGCTGCCACAAACCAATTTTTAGAATTAAGCGGATTGAATATAGAGAAAATAATATTTGTTAATAATATATGCCAGATTACGAACAAGTTGATACTGAAATTTTTGCCGAACCTGAGGTAGCTGAAGAAGAAGAAGTCGTGGAAAAACCTAAGAGAGTTCTAAGTGAAAAACAAATAGACGCACTCGCACGAGGAAGGGCAAAAGTTGCTGAAAACCGAGAGAAAAAGCGGAAACTTCTATTAAAAAAAAAGAAAGACGAAGATTTTGTAAAACAAGCGATTGAGGAAAAGATTGCTAATAGAGTGGAAAAAAGGGCAAAATTAAAATCAGAGAGAGAACAAAGTAAAAGAGATAAATTATTAGAAAAGAAAAGACAAGCACAAGCGAAGCAAGAAGAAGAACAGAACAATAGTCAGAAGATAGAAAACTGGGTGAAAGAACGAGAAAAAGCATTAGATAATTGTGAAACAATTGAAGAATTTGACGAATTATCAGGTCATTTAGATAGTATTACCGAAGAAGATATTTTAGACAACAAAAAACTACACACTAAGTTAAATAAAATATATGCTCTATATAAAGTATGAAGGATACGCAGAGCAACCAAATAGCGAAATATAATAGCAAAGCATTTAAAATATTGCCTTTGAAAAAATTAGACAAAGAAGAAGTTGGTGAAGTTGATTTTGATATTTTACCTAATGTTCCATTTTTAGCGTATGTGATTGGTTCAGTTAAAAGCGGTAAGTCCCTTTTTATGGCAAATTTATTTTTTAATCCAAATTTTCCATACAAAGATACTTTTGATATTAAGATATTAATTTCAAATACCGCATACAATGATAAAATTATGAAACCTATTTTAGAGCAATTTGACTTTGTATTTACAGATTATACTGACGCATTGTTAGAAGAAATCATAACAATGGTTGAAGACGACCAAAGTAAATCAAAATATTTATTAGTGTTAGAAGATATTATTGGTAATGTTAATGTTAAGAGAGCTGGAGGAAAAGTTGATACACTTACTGGATTGACTACAAGATATAGGCATATTGGGAATGAAGAACAAGAAGGTAAAATTTCTATATGTATTATATCACAATATTTCAAATATTTAAATGCTATCCAAAGAATTAATGCTTCGGCATATTTTTTAATGGGAAACTCGCCAGAAATAGAATTGAAGAAAATGTCTCAAGAATTAAGTGTATTCGGAGGGAGTGAAAAAGAATTTATAGAAATTTATAAAAAATCTAAACAAGAACCATTTGATTTTTGTTTTTTAAATATACAAGACCTTACCGCACGACGAAATTTTGAGGAAAAAGCATTGTGGGATACAAGTATGAAGAGCAATGGCGAAGAAGAAGAAGAATCCGAAAATAGTAGCGTTGAAAGTGGTGCTGAAAGTGAATAAAAAAATATTTATTAATAATATATATTATGGCATATTTTAATCAACTACAGGGTTATATGAGTAATTTGAAAGAAGGACAAGCACATATGGACGATATGAAGAATGAAGCAATTAATAAAAAGACTGCTGGTATTGAAGATAAATTCAATGCTATTACTCAACAGGCAGAAGGTTGGGGTGGAGCAATAGCACAAGCAGGTGTAGTTTGGAAACACGGACGAAAAGTATATGAGAGATTAGGTAAGGCAAAAGCAGACGCAACTACTACACCAACAACTACTACACCAACAACTACTACACCTGACCCAACGCAAGTCGGCGGAGACGGAGGTGGGACTGGAGTTTCAGCAGACCATATAGCACAAGCATCCAATGACGCAAGGGCAGGTAATTTACCTGACGCAGCACCATTTCCAGCAGCAAATCCAGCACCAACACCAGCACCAGCACCAACACCAGCACCTGACCCAGCAATAGCACCTGACCCAGCCGCTAATGTATTAAGTCCTAGTCGTATGGTTGTTAGAGGAGCAAACAATCAACCACCAGTTCAAACAGGACAAGGAGTAAATCAAGCAAGGGCAGGAGCTGGAGACCAAGCATCCAGCACAGATTTAGCAGGACTTCGTGGAGACCAAACATTATCAAGAGTATTCGGACGGACAGGACGACAACCACCAAATCCTAATACACCACCACAAGGAAACCAAGGTGGAGCACCAAGAAGTTCTGGAGACGGACGAGGTGGCGGAGCAAATCCTGGGGAATCTAACCTAGCGGATAATGCTGGTGCTTTGGGAGACGACGCTGGTTCAATTGGAAGTCGTGTTGCTGGGGGAATTAGACAACTCGCCAGTTCAGTAGGTGGTGAAGCAGGGGGTAGTTCAGTAATGGGTGCTGTTAATGCTACATTAGATTCTATACCAATTATAGGAGAAGTGATAGGAATTGGGACTATGATTGGGGGATTAATACACGGATTACACAAGGGAGGCGAAGAAACGAGAGAAGGAGCAGCACAATCCGCTGGTGGTTCAGGTTCAGCACAAGGCGGTATCGCTTCCACTAAGGTTTTCAGTGGAAATACACTCGGAAGCGGAGGCGGAGGATACATTGCTTAGGTGTTTCAATGTTTTTTTATGCTTTGACTTACCCCCAAATGATACATCGCAATCACAAATATCACAATGCCATACTTTACCTTTGATTGATTGTTGATATTTTTTCAATCTCGCCAATTCTTTTTCGTGATTCTTCCAATAATATACTTTTTGTTTCGCCGCCCATAGTTTTGGTGCTTTAGCATATCTTTTTTTATGATATTCTTTGGCAGTTCCAGTCGGTGTATTTTTATTAATTATAAATCGGTTAGTGTCTTTATGATTATCCATAAAAAATCTTTCTCTAATTTTTAAATCATATCGCATAATATCTCTATGTTGTTCCAGCATTTCAAATTCTAAATCACCATTTATCAATCTCGTCATACATTGATTAGATAGGGAGTTGTGCTGTTTTTTACGAGCGTCCAAATTAGAACAAGACCCATAATAAATTTTATCGTCAGTATTAGAGAAACACCTATAAATTATGCCAACAGGCAGAATTTCTAATTGAAAATCAGTTAAATCAGTCATTATATAATTATATCGTATATTTTTGTCTTTAAGTATAAACGCCCATACTTTAATTCCAATCAATTACAATTGGTTGATTAATTTTTTTTGCTTCTTCTTCTTCTTTTTTTTTAGTATTTTTAATATGAATTTTAGATTTCAAATGATTGCCTATATGACCCCTACTTATTTCACGCTTACATATATCACACATTACTTTTTCTTTCAAATATTCAGTATAACGAGACATTATAAATATATATAGAACATTATTCTTTAAGTTAAGTTTCAATTGCCTCTAATTTAGCACATATATGGTTAGTTCCAGTCGGAGTTTCTAAATTAGTTATAGTTGCTGTGATAAAACTTCCAGCAGGGACTTTATGATTTAATGGATAATCAATATGATTTGTGGAAGTTGCTAAAAATAATTTGGTTAATAATTGTTTTCTTCCAGTTGCTAAATCCTGTTCTTCTACACGGAGGGTTGAAGCAGTCTGGCAGTAAGAACTTATGTGTAATGCTTTCACTAACAACTCTTTTCCATATGGAACTCCGTGTGTTAAAACTTTTGATACACCCTCATTCGGTTTTAATACACAACATACAGAAGAAGCAATTTTAGCACTTATAGTTCCAGCATTTACATTTCCTGACCCAGCAGTTAATACACTGATTTTATGAACTACAGCAAAGGTATTCACTCCACTCAATAGACTTCCAGCCGAAGTCCCTGCCATTGTGTAAGTTGATACTCTTTTTTTGTATCTATTTGAGTCAGCAGTATCACAAAATAACCCTTCTACACTTACTGTTCTCGCCCCTGTTCCAGCAGCAGTATCATTAGCAGAAGTTGAAATTAAATCTAATCCGTCGCCAGTATTTAATAATTTTATAAATAACAATTGATTACCTCCTCCGAGAGTGTTTGTCCCAGCAGTTATAGCATCGTCAATACCTAAAATATTTTTATTTTGGACTATTGTTGCCTTATCTTTTATTTGTGTATAAATCGGTTCTACAATATTCAATAAACTCATTATATATTATTGAGATATTTTAATTATGAAAAAAAAAATATATTAATAATATATAAAATGTCTGTTGCTGAAAACTCTAAATTTATTTCCCTCGTTGCCGATAATGGAACTGAATTTACCTCCGAACAAAAAGCCATATTTACAATTCACCCAGATATTGGTTTTGTTAAGGGTAAAGATAGTTATATTTCATTTGATATTCTAAATGAAGATATTAATAGTCGTGTTGCTGTATTCCCTGCTACTGCTGGTGCTTCGTCGGTTATAGACCGAATGGATATTTATTCCCTCGCAAACGGACAACTATTAGAATCACTTACTAACTACAACTTATGGTCTTCTATTGAAAATCAATATTTAGAAGAAGACAACCAACACAACTCCCTAAAAAATGGTGTTGCCGCCGATTGCCGTGCCTATCAATGTGCCCAAGACCCTGGAACTAAAGTAAATACAATAACTGAAGTCGGTAGAGACGCATTCCACCGAAACACTGGCGAGTTAGGAGCATTAAACTTTTCTCAAATTTCGTCTGGTATTGGGGCTCAATCCGATGTCGTGGATACAGATATTGATATTGAAATGTGTGCTAAAAAATTCTCTCCAAGAAAATTCCTTATTCCATTAAAGGCAGGTATTTTCTCTCATTTCGGTGTTAGTGAAAAACTTACTCCAATTCTTTTATTCGGTGGATTAAGGATTGAAATTACATTCGCCAGTGATAAAAGAGTTATGACGAGAGTATATGGTAAAACTGATAGTGCTGACTATAAAATGGACTCTTATGCTAATGGTCTTCCAGTTAATGAAATTACCCCTTCTGGAGGTGGTGCGACTGCCGTAACTTTGAAACAAATTGTTATTACCGACAGCGTCACAGACCCAGCGTTGCTCGGTATAACACGAGGTTCTAAAATGATATTACAGAAAAATACTGCTGGTGCTGGAGCGGACAAAGTTAGTTTTGTTGTTGAAGGTGTAAGACGAGTTAATAAAGCTACTGGCACTAATGGGACTAAAGTATGTTTGACTTTTGCTGCTGATTTGACTGCTATGACTGGAACAGCAAGTAATCGAATTTATTTCCAAGACGCTTCCGCTGCTTTGGATACACAGACTTATAAATTAAAGAATGTTGAGTTAAAAGTCTTACAAGTCATTCCGCCTTCCAGTCTTATGAAAAGTATTATTAAGGAAAGTCAATTTGATTTTATTTCTTGGGATTGTTTCTTAGATAATTTACCGAGTTCCTCGCTATCACACCAGAGTGAAATTACTTCTGTAGCAAGTGCTGCTAAATCTATATTCACTCATTACATTTCAGTCGCACACCAAGACAATCACTTCCACCAAAATTATTATGCTGGGCAACCACCTCACAATACTCACCTCAACTCAATTCAATATTTTATTAATAACAAACTCTATCCACTCAAAGCATACAATCCTCAAGCAAAATCGGATAAAGTAGTTAATATGAATGAAGTAGTTAAGGCATTCCAAACTATAGGCAAACAAGTTAAAAAACTTGGTGAATGTAGAGCAGGTAATATTGGTGATTACACAAATACTTACCTCCACGCACGAGAATTAGCACGAGGCGAACAATTCGTATATAATTTAAAAGACGCTGAACCACAAATCAGATTAGGATTTTCCGACGAGCGAAGTGTTGCTGGAACTGGAATGTATGCTGTTAATAACTCTCGCCTTATACACTTTGTCTTTTCAGTTAAAACCATAATGGTTAATAAAGATAATTTACAACTTGTATTATAATTAAAAATGTCCTAATATTGACCGACTTTTTGAAAGTGTTGAAGAATTATTTTTCAACAATTAATTTTTGTCCTAACTTTTTTTAAAAAAGTTATTATAATAATTTTGTAATTAAAATGTTTTATATATATATAAAATGCCGATTGAAAAGAACTATTTTAGTATTTCGCCTATCAATGATAATCCCCTCCAAAGTAGTGGAGCAAATGGAGTTGCTGGTGGTTTCTCATTCAAAGAAAGCAACCCAATTATTAAATTCAGTCTCCCAGCAGTTGAAAAACTATTAGAAACGAAAACACTGGTTCTATCTGGACAATTCATATTAAAAGACCAAGCAACTGACGAAGGTTTCAGAGCACCTAATTATACTAATTTAAGTAATGAAAATAATGGTAATGATATTGAACCTTCTACTGCCTGTAATTTTCCAAATCACGGCGGAGTTCAGAATGTTATAGATAAAGTTGTTATTCAGACCAAAAAAACTAACACTGAATTAATTAATATTCATAACTATCCAGCATATTCCTCACTTAGAGAAGCATACACAAACAACGACGAAGACTATTTATGGGGTGTAGCAGCGAACCGAACCCTCGCCCAAGGAACTCACGCTAATCTTACTAACCGACGAATGAATATAGTTGCTGATAAAACCGCTCAACAATTAAAAACAAATAACAATAAAAATCTTGGTGTTCCATTTTCACTCAAGTTAGATATTGATTTATTCCAAAGTGGTGATATTCATTTAGGTCAAGCATACACTAATGGTCTTATGCTTACTATTCACCTCGCCCCTGATAGTTCATTCTTATTCCAGCGATTCCGTGATAAAGGTAGTGCCGCCGCATTTGATATTTCCAATAAAATGTATTTATTAAGGAATCTCAAATTAGAAGGGCGATACATAGTCCCAACTCCTCAAGAACTTTCTGCCTATCAAGCACAAATTCCACTCAACTCTCAACTCAACTTACTCAATGATATTCACGCCGACCAAGATAATATTTCATACACTCCTCAACTCAATCAGGTTAAAGCATTCTGTAATTTATATTTAGATAAAGACCAAACCAACAACCTCAACTATCAGCAAAATAACTTCCGACTTCCTGTTGGAATGAAACAAATAGAACACAAAAAAGACAACCTCAGATTTCCATTTACATTCCCACTCAAAGTCCAACCTAATTTTGAAAGTCTCGTAGAACTTGGTGAAGGTTCAATCAATCCAACACAAACTCTCAATCGTGAAATGATTATGGGTGATATTGAATTACGAAAACACTTTGAAAGAGCCTTACTCGGAGGTCAAGAAGCAATGCGGTCTTCGGCAACTATGGCACGAACCGCCAAGAATTTAGAATTTGATTATGAAGATAGGACAACTGGTATATATCACGCTGGTAATGATTCAAATGAAGGCACAGCGGTAGTAGCGACTGACGGAGTTGGCAATCAACTTTTTCCAGAATTACTTGGACTTGGCACAGATTACACTTATGGTCTCGGTAATACAATGGCATATATCAATCGTGATTACAGCAACTCGGTGGTCAGTGGTGTTAATAATGGTTCTCTCCTCCTTCCAGTTGATAGGCGTAATAAATCAGAACTGGTACAGACCTTTGTTAAATACAACGCTCAACTCAATTTACAAACATTAGTTAAAACAATGTAAAATATTTGTTAATAATATGTTGAAAGAATTAATTGATAGGATAAAGTGTAAGATATTTATTTGTTGTAAGTCCAAATGCTCTATGAATACCGAGTTGCCCCAAGAGGTAGAAGCGAAAATTCATTACGATTATTTCACGAAGAAACCAAAACAATTTTCAACTCGGTCGCTCTAAGTATAGCGTTAAAATATTTAATAATATTATGGATTTAAAGATTTATAAAATCAACAATGGATATAAAATTGGAAAGAAAGACGGCACAAGGTTAGACGAAAAATATGGTCGCCGATATTATATTACAAAGAAACCTATGCGACGAGATACTGCTAAAATTATGTTAATGAAACTACAACTGGCAGAAAGAGGAATGCGAATTCAAGTTAAAAGCAAAAAAAAGAAACCAGCAGACGGATATATGATAATAGACCCAAAGAAAACCAAAAGGAAATGGGTATATACTGACTTACCTTGTAATGAATTCAAAGAGTTCTTAATTTATTTATAATTTTCTCTGTTATATATATAAAATATGACTTCTATAAATTTAGTATCGCCAGTTGGAAACGGACACACTTACTCAGTGCGATTTAGAGAACCATTAGTTATAGAACCAAAATCTTCAGTGTATTTAAATTTCGCAAAATTTAAAAGAAACTCAAGCATATATTTTACTCAAGACCAAACAATTCAAGTTATACTTAAATCAGTTTTACCAACAGTATTACCAGCAGAAACAGGAACAAAGAACACCACAATGGAAAATGACGGAATTATAACAATCCCAGCAATTAATCCAGAGACTGGACTTACTGGATATACACCAAAAGAATTAGAAAGAACAATTGCTATAGAATTAGGTGGCGATTCAGAGGCAGGAACTTTTGGAATGCGAAAAAATGCTGACGGCACACCGAGTCAATTATTTTTATATGAACCCATTTTTGAACTCAGTAATAATAAAACAATTAATATAGGATTTTATAAAGATTATCAACTCTTAGACTTACCAAGTGTTATAACTATGAGGGCAACAGATAAAATATTAGCAGATACCGCCACCGCTGGGATTACATATAAAAGCACTTCTACTAATGCTGGAGAAGTGTATTATGATAGTTATGCTATATCTAACGAACATTATGATTTTTCATTCGCTTCTGAATTAGGAACGGCGACAGAAAATCACAATATAATTCAAATGAAAACAAATACACCTATTGGAACACAGACTGGCGGTGTATGGTTCGGTCTAACTTCGCACGAAATTATGGACGCTCAAGCATTATCAGGGTCAAATACAAATTGGACTGGGTATCAAACGGCAGCAAACGATGTATTTACTTACGGCACTGTAAATAATAGAACGCCAGTCGGCGGAGCAACAGCGAGAACAATTCCAGCGTTATACAAACCGAACGGCACTGGTTCAGTTACGGCAGCAGAAGTTGCTAATCAAGCAGACGCAAAAACCTATGTTCCACAATGTTTCTTAGGAATTGAGATTACAGGTTCAAATCACCCAACTGACCCAAATACATTAATATTATGGCGAGGCGGAAATACAACCACAAGATTTAATGCCCCAGCAAAACCAGCGTCAGTTATGAATTCTATGAAACGAATATGGAGCACACCATTAGCAAATTTATTAAAAGGTTCTGACCCAGCCCATACTAAAGTTAATCTCGCATTCCAAAGTTATTGGGCGGAAGGATTTTCTGGAAAAAGCAGAGATAAATTAGAGTTCAGAGTGTATAATATGATTAATTCTAATTATATTGATACAAGTAATTTAATTTATGATAGTATTAATTCAATTCGTTGGTTAAGTTATTCATTCTTCCAACAATCGGCAGCAACTGGGACTGATTTAGAAAAAAGGCAAAAGGCAGGTTCTCAAATTCCATTCAATGTATTATGTTCGGCACAAGTCGCTGGTGAAGGTTGGGAAGAAATAAAAATGGCTGGATTTATTAAAACTGGTTCTGAATCACCTACTGGGTTAGCGTCAAACACTAAACCTATTACATTAGTTCAGCAATATGAATTGAAATGTTCTACTGAATTGGCAAGATTTTTAGGTGTAAATCAAACTGAAGGAATGAATCCAAATATGGCGGAGAGCACCGCCGCAAGAATAGTTAAAACTGACGCAGACCAACACACTGACGAAAGTTATTCTATATTTGTTAAGAACTTACCTATTAAGGCATATAAAAATATTCAGTCTAAAGCAATGTCGGCAGGTAATAATATTCAAGCGGCTGGTTATTCACAACCAATTTTACACGATATACCAACACCTTACTCTGATAGTAAAACTATTAATAGTGGAAGCGGAGATATAATTGTTGGAACTTTCCAACCAAGCATTAAGAAAACACTGGACTTAGATAATAATAGGCAAGTTCTCAACTCATTGGATATAGAAATCCGAGATATTGAAACGAATGAAATTGCTGAAGGATTAGCAGGGAGTGTAATTAATTTTACCATACAGAAGGGAATGGATAGTTGCCACTGATTTTTTATATTTATTATTTTTATGTATAACCATAAAAAAGTTAGAAGACCGAATACATTGGAAGCACAAATTAAAGTTAAGAGATTTGACCCAGCAGAATTAAAAGCGTGGAACTCATTATATTCGGATATACAATTTAAAAACAAAAAACACAATTCCCAAAAAATATTTGACGGCGAAGTTCAAGCAGACCAACCTAACAAAGAAGCTCCAAAAGAAGAATATGATATTGAAAAAAAACAAAAACCTAAACCTCATAAAAAACCGAAGAAAAAGAATCCGAAGGTATTTCAAGAAAAAAAGAAAATGAAAAAATAAAATATATTAATAATATATAAAATGTCTATCGCTGAATTACTCGATTACGGATTGAAGGAAGTGCCACAACAAGCAGAAATTAGAACTGAAACTATAGAACCCAACAACGCAACCACAGATTTGTCTAAAGTATTTAAATATACTATTCGGAATGTTGGTTTCTTAGAAGGAACTTCTATGCTTACTTTCAAATTAAAACGATTACAAGGTGCTAATGAAAAATACAGAGTAAATCTTTGGAGCGGTGCTTTGTCGTGTATTAAAAACGCTCACTTACGAATTGGTGATTATGAAGTTCAGAACGCTCAGGACGTAGATAGAATAGCAGCAATGTTAAATTTAAATAAATCAGTCTTACAGCGACGAAATGTATTAGGTCATTATTTAGGTAATTCATTAGAATTACAAGCAGACGATAATAACGCAGAACAAGCAATTAGGTCTTCGGTCGTAGGGTGTAGTGGTCGTGGTCAGATTGTCTATGATAGAGTTAATAGTGGTGTTGATTTTGCCGAGTTAAATGGTGCTGGTAATGCCAAAGTTAATTCGCTATCAATTGTTGATACAACAGCTAACAATGAAAAATATGGTATTCCCCTCTCTATGATTTTCCCCTGCCTCAAGGGTCGGTCTCTTCCATTATTCTTATTCACTGACTACAATATTCAATTAGAATTTGAAATGAACTTCGCCGATAAATATGCTTACAATCTCGCTAAAACTCCACTCCTCGCTCCTTCGGTAGTTGGTGCTGCTGACGCTGGTGCTCCATATGTTGCTGGAACTCAAGATATTGGTTTCAATGAAGTCCAACTCGTGGTTGATTATATGCTCCCTCCTTCGTCAGTGATTAATAATTATTTAGAACAAACTTCTAAACAAGGCGGATACAGATTTGAATTTCCAGAAATTTCAGTTGTTAAAAAGAAATTATCTGCTGTTGGAACTTCTAAAGAACCTCAAGAAGTGGAACATAGGTTAGGTCAAACTGGCAAAGAAGTTCATAATATTGTTATGGCAAAACGATTTGTTGATAATTTAAAACAAGACGGAGCGGTATTCTCACGAGTAGTTGCTGCCAGTGCCACAGCAATTAATGGAACAGGTATTAATGGTCTCAATTGTGAAAATATCTCAATTGGAGCAAGGGTTTCTTCTACAGGAATTACAAGTGGTCAAACAGTATCCGCCGTTAATGTTGAAGGACGCTCACTTACCCTAAGTGCTGCTGCCGATGCTAACCAAACTGCTGAAACTACAATTACTTTTAAAAATCCGAACTCAATGGGATTAGCAAGAAAGATTTTAGGACACCAAGCAATCCACGGCATAGACGAAGAAGAATACAATGTAGAAGTTAATGGATTAGATTTATACCCTCAAAATATATATAACAACGCCTCATTCTACAATCAAATGTCTATGGTAATGGGAGAAGATTTAATCCTTCCTCGCCCAATGTATTATAATGACCCTAATGCTGAAAGGCAGAGGTTAGCACCAGTTCAAGACGGATTAGTCGCTCAATACAAACCGCTCGGTGCTGACCTTTCTAATGGAATGACTGGTGTTGTTGGAGGCGGAACTACTATTATGTCTGGCAGTCCATTAATTTGGAAATACAAACGAAAACCACGAATGAACGGACAAGGCGATGGCACTAACGCAACAAATAACGCAGCCGAAGTAGCAATTGATTACAGAGGCGAAATGGACGTAGATTATTACATTACACACTCAAGAGTAGTTGTAGTTAAAAAATTACCAAAGGGCACTTCGGTTATGGTTAGTTCCTAATCAATTTATTTTTTATTTTATATTCATATATTATATATGTCGGCGACCAAATCTTACTATGTAGATATTAATAGGTTCTCCGCCCAAGACTCGGAGAGCGATACAACAAATATTTGGGATTATAACCTAAACGATACTATAGTCGCTCCTGCTGGAAGCGAAGTAAGTATCCACCAAGCATTTATTAATCAAAAAGGTATAACTGGACAGAGTATAGAAATTGAGGAAGATATAAACGAATCTATAAATTATTATGCTTACATTTCAGAACAAGACCACTCAATTCCAGTTATAGGCGATGTTGTAGATAAAAAGGCAGGGAAACGAGTTAATGTAAACGGACACACAGATACTCATTTAGATTTATTAAATAATGTGGCACTAACCAACGCAACAACACCCAATTCAGGACGAGAGAAACTATGGGGTTGGACTCCACCAGAAGGAACACGAGAACATTTAGAATCATTTAATTTTGGAGGTAGTGGAGCACCGCTTATATTGAGTTCTAAACCTGATTTTGATAAAACACAATCAATTATATTAAATTGTAGCACGGTAGTTCCAACCGAAAATGTATGGAATTCTTATGGAAGTCAAGGTGGAACTGACGGACTAATCCATACAACCAGCGGTTCAACTCAAATTCAATTTCTAACACCACTTAATGGTCTCATTAGACCAAACGCCTTAATAGAAGGCGAGACGGACGGAAGTGCTCCAACAGGAATAGCAGTAGGAACACGGATAGTATCTGTAGATTTAGCGACTGGGATTGGGACTATGGATAATAATTCAAATTTTACTGGCAATGTATCAGCACGAGTTAAAAATAGTGGAAATGGATACGACCAAGGAGCACATACTATATTCTCACTAAATACCTTTCCAATCACAAGCGATATTAGTAAAATAATTAAAGTCGGAATGCGGTGTAGATTTACGACTAAAAATGGACAAGGAGGAATAGGTAATCCACGAGCGTTGGAGGTAGTAAATCAGAATTATAATTTACAAGTTAAAACAATTTCGGCAGACGGAAGTTCTGCTACAATTGGAGAATTTGCTGACCCTTATAATACAACATTTAAAAATGTTATTCTTTTGAGCACCAATAATACCCACGTTGAATTTTCATTAGACCCAAAGTTTTATTTGACCCCAGTAGTTCTAACGAATAATATTTTTATTAAAAAAGGGACTTACGGCATAGAACAACTCATTACAATTATAAATAATCAATTTAATGGAATATATAAAGACAAAACACAAATCCCAACAAATCCTATAACAGAAGCATTAATAAATCAAGATTGGAATGGACTTTTAAATTCAACTAAAAACGGACTTACTAAAGTTATAACACCAATTCAATACACAGCACCACCTGATAATGTTGCTAAGACAAGGATTTCACCTCTTCTCATTGATACATTATCGGACGCTTACCCTGACCACACTTTTGTTAGTGCTTATGATTATGCTGGACTAAGAAATACAAATCAATTAGAACCAAATAAATATGATTTTACCACAAATATAATAGAAGACACTGGATTAGGATATGTTGGATATATTCAAAATAATGATATGGTTAGATATAACAATTACAATAATACACTTATAACACCAACCGACGCTAATGGAGAGTATCGTTTCGGCAACGACGGAACTGCTTACTATGCTAGTTTCTCTGGTGGAACAGAAGGTAAAAAAATGGCTGACTATCAAATTATTAGGGGATATTCAGTAGGAGCACCAGAATTTAATATTCAATATGATACTGATTTATCAGCATTCTCACTAAATAATTTACATTCAAGTTATAGGATTGCCTCGCACGACAAACAAGGAAATCCTAATGCTAATGGTGGAGAAGTTGCTGTAGGTATAAAATCAACAACCGATATAGTAGATTATATACCTTGGTCTAATAATCAAAGTGTATATGGAGCAACCGCAAAGTCCAATGTTAATACTGGTGCTAACGACGATGTATATACTGGTAAAACAAATAGTGGAACTAATACAATAACCGATGTCCAAAGGTATGACGGCGACTCTGGTGAATATGTGGGGGATTTATTCAAAGTATCAATCAACGCTCAAATAGACCAAATTTCTGGTGGAGCACACGATTTCCCAGCTGGTGGAGCGAAGGTATTAGATTATGGTTCTTACAAACGAGGTATATTTGACCCTACAGACCAAAGTTTGTTATACTCTTTTGTTGTTAATAAAACATTTACAAACTCAAAGAGTATTGATTTTAAAATAGTTGGAGAGCAGTGTGATACGACCTTACAAAAGAAAATGAAACAATCTTATGAAAAACCATTAAGTCGTAATGGTGGAGTTATAGTCCATAATTTTGCTTATGAAACTGCTTTGAAATATGGTGATAGACGAAGTGTTGTTGATAAAGCAATTTATAATCCTCACGCCTCATTCAGCGAATTTTTCAGTTCCCCAAAACAAGCAAGAAAAATATGGAAAACAAAAACCTTATGGGGTAAGTTAGGTTTTACATACGAACAATTAAATGAAGAAGATTATTTTGAGAATATTATTCAATATACAAATCCAACAGATAGGAAATTAAGAGGAATAACCACAGATACTCAAGTTGATTTAAGCACAATTCCAACCATTTCAACACAAAATAATCCTTCTAAAACAAGCGTTGCTCCAGAATATGGTGGTGCTAATATGACCCACCCACAGAATTATAATAACTTTGATACAAACAGACCGAGAACAGCATTCCAGCGTCAATGGGACAAAGGGAGTAAAGACGATTTTGCTGGGGGTAGTAATGGAAGTAATAATTTTCAATATAGTGGAAGTCCTTACAATATGACTACTTGTATTAATGTGCTTTCAAAACCGACACCGATTTCCGCCCAAGAATTGCCGACACTTAGTCGCTTTGGATACTATTTAATAACAAGTGATTTAGTGCCAACATATAAAGATATTGTAGCGAAAGGCGACCCTCTCGGATTGCTCGGAGTTGTGCCGAAAACCTCATTATCTAATCAAGATTTTATCCCATTATCAACAAGCGACTTAGTCCAAGTATTAAATCAAGATACAATTATTAATAATATTAGAGTCAAAGTATTAAATCCTGACCTATCAAATCCTGACTTATCAAAGAATTCAGCAATCATATTAAGAATTGATACACCGATTCAACAACCTCCACAAAATACTGAAGAGGAAACTAAAACTCCAAAGAAAAAAAAAATATAATCTAATAATATAAATGTCGGATATTCAAGGTCAAATAGTTCTCGCAGAAAATTCAGCAGGTAATGGTCTCCAACGATTAAAATTAAATTCGGCTGGATTACTTCGTGTAGTCGCAGAGGCAACTTCTGTAAGTGCTAATCAAATTGATTTAAATACAGACGGATTAGAGGGATTAATTGGTTCAACAAATACGGCACTCGCCACAATTGACGGAGTGTTAGATAATGCTGAAGCACACTTAGGAAATATTGATACAGGTATCGATGTATTAGAGGCGTGTGTTGGTTCAAATAAAGTTAATGTTAATATTTCAAGCGGTAATATAACAGGGTTCGCAACGGCAACAAATCAAGCAACTATAATAGGGCACGTAGATGGTGTTGAAAGTTCGCTTACTGCTATAACTGGATATGTAGATGGAATTGAAGGAAAACAAGACACAATGATAGGGCATATGGACGGAGTTGAAGGATTACTTACTACAATTGATAGTGATACAGACGCAATTAAAACTTCTACGGCAGCAATGGTTGTAGATTTGGCAGCAATTGAAGTTATTAATACAAACGCTGAAGTTCATTTAGGAAATATTGATACTGGTGTGGATGTATTAGAGGCGTGTGTTGGTTCAAATAAAGTTAATGTTAATATATCAAG